GAGCATCTGCTGCTTGGACGTATAAGCGGCTGCGGTGGTGCGGTACTGTGTCGCAATCATAACCGAGCCAAGCGCTGTATTTGTGGACGCAACAGACTCACCACTTGTGGAGACGTAGTGAAACACCACACCCTTAAAAGTGTATTCCTGGAACTGTTGCGCAATGCCGGACAACCAAGGAAACAAAAGTTCATTGCCCGGATTAAGGGCTAGCTTATTGTTACCATTGATGTTGAAGGTCGTAGGTGGCCCTTGCGACCCAGCAATCACATCACTCACATACTCACGATGTGACACCATGATGGATTGTCCGTTTCTATGCATATTTGGAATGTTCGTACCGCCTCCAGCGCCGGTACTACGCTTGACTATGGAGTTGGATTTCACCCGATATCCTCCCTGCCCTAGCCACTTCGAAACAGCAGCGCCAAGCCCAGTTCCAATGGTTGTACCAGCATTACCCATACCAACCATGTTACCGAGCATGCCACCCCCCATACCACCAATTCCTCTGATGATTTGACCCACCAAGGTGGGAGATGGACGCTTCGCTTTCCGGATGTTCATTTTTCTCTTTTTCCCGACTCTAACACTCGAGTTCTTTTTCGCCATAATTCAATATGGTCTCAACGATAAACGGCTTTGTGATAAGATCTGATTTCTCTGTATATCTTATCATACTGGGGATGTCAAAGGTGAAGCGCACTTGGCTAAGATATAGCTCTTGAGCACGCTGCACATCTGGAGGAATCTTGAATGCTTTGAAGTAGGATAACCTCGAAGCATCCGTGACTACACGGTCCTCACGAATGAGACCTCTAGCTGCAGTCAACCGACCAGACCCGTTAAACGTTTGGTACAACACTTTTTCACTAAACACAGTTCCATTACGCACAAACGCACTATAGAACTCAAACATAACTGGTATTCCAGTACACAAAGCTTGGCCACACTGGCCCACAGATGCCAACCACTTACCGTACAGAACATTACCCACCTGAATAACACAAATAGGATCCTTCTTAAAACACGTAGAAGGTACACGAACCATACGATACTGCTCCCCATCAAAGACGGGTTGCGTTTGACAAAACAAAACTCGCTCAAACACACTAACAGGTTTTTCAACTTTCATACGAAAGCCAAACGGAGCAAACCACTCCGAAACACACTTAAACTTTACCCACTCACTACGTTCACAAAACACTTGGCAATCATCCCCATTATTAGCCAACTTTGCTTTTATGCCATTCTCCTCCAAGAATGTCCACACTAACGCACAAACAACCAGAGTATTTCCTAAGGCGGTATTCATATCACCGCTAGAACGAGAGCCATCAATCATAAAAGTGAAACTGCCATCCCTGCAGTACACTTTGCCCTTGTTCTTAAGTTGCCGCTTCAACAAGCGAGCCAACTTCTTGGATCGATAGATGGAGTTATACACACTATGCTCCCATTTAAGGGCAGGCACACGAAAATGCATATCAAGCTTCGTGGCATCCAACCCAATAGCTATCGGATCAGTAAACGAGTTCCACTTCTCAGCCAAAGCCGAGGCGGCGTCTATTGAGTTCATCCCTTTGATGACCACATGCTTATCTCCAAACACTTTATCTATCTTCCTGTAAATCACCTTTTCGAGGTGTTTCAAATATCTCCCCAATTCAAGATTGTAAATGGGGTCGCGCGGACTTATCACGCGTGGGGGTTTTCGTAAATCAACTTTTTCAAACTTTATGAACCCATGCAAATGGCTATGCTTTGGCTTCAACCCCTCATATGTGAA